GGTGTCAAAGCTTTCTTCCGCTTTTGAACACAACGTTTGGAACCCAAACTCTACGCCGTTATGCGGCTGGTGCCCCGTCAAAAGTTGTGAGTTCAATCCCAAACACTAGGAGCAGTCATGGCACGCGATTACAAAAAGGAATACCAACAAGATCTTAAAACTGGCAAGTCTGGCCCAAACAGTGACCAGCACGAGCGTCAACGCGCTCGCCGTCTGTACGATAAAAAAGGTATTGATCGTGCTGGTAAAGACATTGACCACATCAAACCTTTGCGCAAGGGTGGCAAGTCCACGCCAAGCAACATGCGTCTGCGCAGCAAAAAAGCAAACCAAGGAGACAACAAGTGATAGCGCCAAGTCAGCTTGCTGATATTTGGTATTTGAAGTTTGGTTATGAGTGGGTAGCACGCCCTGATTTAGATGAAGATTGGAACAAGATTGCGGAAACGCTGATGCGTAATGATTACCTACGCTACGAATTATCGCAGTGGACAATATCAGGTAGAGGGGCAGGAGTAACAGAAATACTGAGGCTTAAAGGAGATTAAAATGCAAATCATAGAAAACAAGGCGTTGCTTTTTCGGACACGCAACCCTGACAAATACAACATAATTCCAAAAAGTAAAGTAGTAAGCGAAGAAAACGGAATTTATGAAGTAGCAGTTAAGTGGGGTTTAGATGAAGTCAGAGTACTTAAAAATCTTGGCGTCAAGAATGTGCCGTCGCCCATCACAGCGAAGTACGCTTGGCCGGGACGGCATAAGCCAATGGCGCACCAGATTGAAACGTCTGCGTTCCTCACGCTACATCGCAGGGCTTTTGTATTCTCAGAACCGGGTACGGGGAAAACACTTTCGGCGTTGTGGGCTGCAGACTATTTGATGCAGACTAAGCAGATTCGACGCTGCTTGGTGCTCTGCCCTATTTCTATTATGCACTCAGCATGGATGCAAGATCTTCAGAACAGCATCATTCATCGCTCCGCGATTATTGCGCACCATCAACAAGCCACACGGCGTATTGAGATGGTTCAAGGCGATTACGAATTTGTTATAACCAACTACGATGGTTTGAATCTTATAGCCGATGAGATCGTTAATGATGGGCGGTTTGACTTGGTTATTGCTGACGAAGCCAACGCTTATAAAAACGTCACCACAAAAAGGTGGAAAGCTCTTCATAAGATCATGCGCCCTGACACAATGCTCTGGATGATGACAGGAACGCCAGCATCACAATCTCCTTTAGATGCTTACGGCTTGGCTAAATTGGTGAATCCTGCCAGCGTGCCTAAATTTTACACGGCATGGCGGGACATGACTATGAACAAAGTCAGCATGTTCAAATGGCTACCCAAGGTCGATGCCAGAGAAAAGATACACGTAGCTTTGCAGCCTGCAATACGTTTTACGAAAGCACAGTGCCTTGACTTACCGCCTGTCATTACTGAGACGCGCGAGGTGCCGTTGACCCCCCAGCAGAAGAAGTACTACAACATGCTCCGCGATCAGATGCTGGTCAAAGCAGCGGGAGAAACCATTACCGCAGTCAACGCCGCAGCCGAAGTTAACAAGCTGCTTCAGATCAGTGCAGGAGCCGCATACACCGACAATGCCGAGGTGGTGGAGTTTGATTGCACCCCACGCCTTTCAGTGCTGATGGAAGTCTTGGAAGAAACAGATCGCAAGGTGCTGGTGTTTGCTTCGTACAGACATAGCATGGATACAATTGCAACGCATTTAACGCAAAACGGTATTGTTTGTGAGCAAGTGCATGGTGATGTGAGTCCTAACAAACGTACACAGCTTTTCAAAAAATTCCAAGAAACGCCCGATCCACGCGTATTAGTAATACAGCCGCAGGCGGCATCACACGGGGTTACCCTAACTGCCGCCGACACCGTAGTGTTTTGGGGGCCTGTGATGTCCACAGAAACATACATCCAGTGTTGCGCACGATCTGATCGAAAAGGACAGGACAGCGATAAGGTGACTGTGGTTCACATACAGGCAGGCGACATCGAACGCAAAATGTTTAAACGCCTTGCTGACCGTGTGGAAGATAACAATCTGTTGGTGAAGTTATACGAGGAGGTACTTGACGTAAAGTAAAAAGTTGGACAAAATTGTCAAAACCAAAAATATAAAGGAGCAGCAAAATGAGTGACGAAGATGTGTCGTTAGATCGACTAGTTCGCGCATACCGTAAGGTGCGCGATGCAATACAAAAACTTACGCGAGAGTACGAAGAAGAACTTGAAAAACTGGAAACAGTTAAGCAAGAGTTTACGACTGAACTCAAAGATAGAATGTTGGCTACTGGCGCGAAAACAATACGCACAGATGCTGGCACTGTTACTCTCAGTACCAAAACCCGATATACAGCAAACGATTGGGATGAGTTTAAGAAATTTGTTCTTGAACATCAGTGCGTTGAACTTCTTGAACGCCGCATCGCCCAGTTAAATATGAAACAGTTCTTGGAAGAGAACCCAACGCTTGTGCCCCCCGGACTAGACGCAAGCACAGAGTACGCAGTTACAGTCCGCAAACCCTCGAAGTAAAGGAGAAGTAAATGAGTAACGTAGTTGCATTTAACCCATCGCAAGTCCCGGCGTTTGCGAAAACGGGCGAATTATCAGCCGTAGCTAAAGCCTTGGCTGGTGGCAGTGGTCAAGCTGGTAAGCGTATCTCCATCAAAGGCGGTGTGTTTCGTTTGGTCTCTGATGGAAAAGAAGTTGCTGCCATTGAAGAGCGTTATCTTGATGTTGTTATTGTCAACGCTGCATCAAAGATCGGTCGCACTTATTACGAAGGTGCGTATAACCCTGATGTTGCAACGCCTCCGCGTTGCTGGTCTGCTGACGGTGAGAAGCCCGATGCTAAGGTGGAAAACCCGCCATCAGTAACTTGCGCGGCTTGCCCAAACAACATCAAAGGTTCTGGCAACGGCGAGTCTCGTGCATGCCGTTTCTCTCAACGTCTTGCAGTTGTATTGGCAAATGACATTCGGGGCGACGTAATGCAGTTAACCTTGCCTGCTACTAGCATCTTTGGTAAAGAAGAAGGCGACAACCGCCCTCTTCAAGCTTACGCAAAATGGCTGGCCGCGCAGTCGATTGGCCCTGACATGGTGGTAACACGCATGAAGTTTGATACCAAGTCTGAGTCACCGAAGTTGTTTTTCAAACCGATGCGTTGGTTGACTGATGACGAGCACGCAACTTGTGCAGATCAAGGAAAAAAGCCTGAAGCTATTAGGGCAATCACCATGACTGTTGCACAAACTGATGGTGTCAAGCCAATAGCGTTAGAAGGTAAACCTCCTAAAGCGAAGGTACAAGCTGCACCCGCTGAAGAGGAAATAGATGAGCCGGAAGTCCGTAAGGATAAAGAACCCCCTGCCGCTACCGCAAAGAAAAAAATTGCGGCATCAGTTGCAGAGTGGGATACAGACGACTAATCTATATATGGGGAACGCGGTAACAAACGGATTCCGGTAACGCTGAGATTCGGTTGTTGTACACAACCGCTAGTACCCACTACACCTATGCCCTATTCACAAAAAATAATTGAAAAAATTAACGACGCTCCTGTTTCGCTTGGCACTGAGCTAGGCAAATGGGCAGTGCGACGAGACGTTTCTATGAAACGCATTTCAGAAATTGTTGGCGCAAGTCGTCAGACAATTTATAACTGGTTCACAGGAGTCACTGAAGTAGCGCCATCCTATAAAGATCGCGTTGAGCAAGTGATTGTTGTGCTGCAAAAAACATCACAAACCGATGATGCGTGGAGAATTTTATGTACAAATTTCAACCTCAAGCTTTAACTGATCGTGAGCTTATTAAGTACGGTGGGCTGTGGTTGGATGAAGAACCTCTCCCCGTAGACGCACAACGTGAACTGTTACGTCGTCTTGAAAACCGATGCGATGAACTAGAAGATGCTCTTGAGCAAGTAAAAAAACTTCAGCACGAACTGAACGCAATAGACAATTAAAAGGGGATGTGAATGCAACCGTTAGATTTTCTAGCGGCGGTACTTCCTTCTTCTGGTGTCTACTGTGTAGCTGAGTTTACGACTC